CGGTATTTGTTGCGACAGCTTACAACTGCTTAGGCGGAGAAGGCGGTTCGGGAATTTTTGGAGAAGGCAGTTTTTTTGCTCAATTAGTTGGAATAAATGGCGGGGCATCTAGTGGAGTTTCTGGTTCAGGATTTGGAAGTGGTGGTTCTGGTGCGGCATCTTTAATAAGCGGTACGGGTGTAGCAGGCGGCGCTGGTGCTGCAGGTGTTATGGTTATCACTGAATTTATTTAATTAAGGAAAAAAAATGACATTAACTGTAGACCAAGTGTGCCAAGCAAAATATCCTGGACAGGTCGAAAAGCAAAACATTACTTTTATTCATACTCAAACTGAAATGCTGATTGATAGATGGAGTATGGAAGGAATTGAACGACCAACTGAAGCCGAATTATTAGCCGAAGCACCACAATATGAACAAGCTTATGCTTTGATTATATTTATGCAATTAGGAGATAGGTTAGTTCAAAATGCAATAGATGCTACTGCTCAATCTAAACAATACAATGATGGAGTTTATTGTGCCAGCTATGCGCAAAGTACTAATCCAGTCTGGGCAGCTCAAGCACAAGCTTTTATCGCGTGGCGTGACTCTATGTTTGCTTATGCTCTACAAGTATTTGCTAACATTCAAGCGGGTCAACCTGCGCCGACTCCAGAAGAGTTTGTTGCTGGTTTTCCACAAATTGTTTGGCCGTCATAAAATGGATAAAATTCTTACCCCTGCGGAGCGTTACAACTTCGCAGTGGGAACTTTATTAGGCCATGAAGGCGGTTATAGCAATAATCCTGCCGATCCAGGTGGTGCTACTAATTTTGGTATTACTCAAAGGGAACTAACGCGCTGTTACGCTCGTTTAAAGCTTCCTGCTGATGTTAAGTTGCTTACGAAACCGCAAGCCAAAATCTACTATAAATTTGAATGGTGGGATAAATATCATTATGAAGCCATTAACTCCTTGTACATTGCCACAAAGATATTTGACATGGCAGTTAACATGGGTGCTCAACAAGCGCATATCCTTGCCCAACGTGCCTGCAACTGGTGTGGTCACGACCTCAAAGTAGATGGTATCTTAGGTGGTAAAACTCTTGGAGCACTCAACGAAATCACGCTACACAATCGTGAAGAAGATTTGAAAGGTGAACTCATCAACGAACAAAAATGGTTTTATGAGCATCTAGTTGAAGAGAAACCGACACTAAAAGTCTTCTTAAAAGGGTGGTTAAAGCGTGCTGAATGGTGATTGAATTGCCATGGCCGCCTAGTGTTAATCACTACTGGAGAAGGCAAGGAAACACATATTTCGTGAGCGCTGAGGGTAAGGCATATCGAAATGAACTCTTTTATCGATGTCATGCTTACAAGGGCTTATTTAAGCCCACACAGCGACTATCTGTTATTATTGATGCGTTTCCACCGGATAAACGCCGCCGCGACCTTGATAATATATTAAAAAGCCTATTGGACTCATTGCAATATGCTGGTGTCTATGAGGATGACAACCAAATTGATTCACTTACCATCAAAAGAAATGCTTCTCGTGAGGGTAAAATTATCGTAACGGTTAACGAATATCACGCTGATTGTTCCTAGGATTTTTTAAAATCACTTTAATGAGTTCTTTGAAAAAATACCACGTTCGTTTCCAAGTAATATCATGATATGTCCAGACGTCACGAATTACTTGGTCAATATCATTGCCTAATTGTTTTAAAGTTCTTCGTGCCATGAAGACCTAAAAAGGTATTGAATCATTCAGGTCATCATAATCGCTGCTATATTTTTTTTCTACAGGTTTTTCTTGACTGAGTTTTGATTCAGCATCTTTTTTCTTTGCACTTTGTATAAATCTTATATCTTGCGCTGTGACTGAGTAAATATATTGTCCAGCACGCTCTCCTGATTCAATTTTCTTATTATTGATTTCCCCACGAATATAAATCAGGTCGCCAATGTGGACATATTTAGCAGCAATATCAGAAAGTTTGCTGAAACAATTAATATTGTGCCAAGTAGTTCTAGTCTGTTTTTCTCCGCTAGAGTCCATAAATTTAGTGGTTGTGGCAATAGAAAGCACGGTAATGTCCGTGCCATTCTTCAATGTTTTCGTTTCCTTTTTGCCGACATTGCCCACCAATATTGCTTCATTAATCATTAAATCTTCTCCAATTGAAATATAAATTTGCGGGCTTGCGCATCGGTTAATTGTTCTAAAGTTTCTATTTTATAAAGACCGAATGCTTTCTTGATTCGCTCTTGACTCAGTTGTTTTTGATCAAGTAAATGCTCGATTTCTTTAAGTTGCTCATCACTAGCTGAAATGTCGTTACTGCCTTCAATAAATGCTGGTTTAGAAGGTTCCATCACTTCGCCTGTGGTTTCATCAACCACTGATTCATTTAATAGATTGTTGAGTTTCTCGGTCTGTGTATTGCCTTTGACTATATGAAAGCTCGGTTTTTCTTCCTGTGGGATTTCAGCATCAGAATAAGTGCCAGCTAGAACCTCTTGGAAGCTTTGTCGCAATGCTTGAGCTTCTGCTACTTTCTTAATCATGGTTTCGGGCTTTGTTTTCCAAAGACTTTGGTTGGAGTTATATTCTTCCATAGTAACCATCACATAGGTGTACTTAGATGAACTTTTTCGTTTAACTGTACAATACGCACCGATTAACTCGCCACGATTAGAAAAGCCATAATTATGCTGTATTTCATCATTAACAATTCTAAATTCATCCTTTGAATACACCGCATTTACTTGGTGATACTCATAATCTTTCTGTCTCTGCGCCGCTTTTCTGTAGCCATCACGACCTAGAAATATACTGGCTGGAACGCCTTGTTTGTATTTAACAGCCCATATTTCACGCATAAATGGGTTAAGCTGGGTAGCGCGTCCCAGCTCTACCATAAAACTAAATTCGATATCTGTAAGCGGTGCTGTTGGAGACACTAATTTGCGTATTTCGGCTAACTTAGATTCGTTACTCCACATATCAATTGTTGTATTATTTAATGCTATTACGTTACTCATGTTATTCGCCTCTCGCAAATTTTATGCCGTCTATAAATGCCTGACCTATTTCTGATGCTTCTTTATGTGAAATACAATTAATGTACATATTCAATAAATCGCTATTGGCATATATTTTTACAGACCAAGAATCGTTATTATCTTTTTCAATTTCGAATCTATAATTAATCATTGTGTCATTCCTTTCATTAAGAAGGTTCTAGTTCCTCTTTTATTAGCCTTCCATGAAACGATGGGTCGTCCTGATTCGTCAGTCAAACATTCTGCGTCTTTCATAAATTGCATGATGTTAAATTTGTACTTTTCCTCAACCTCACTCAAAGCCTTTATCTTAAAGCGTGTGTCAGCTAAAGTTGTTAATTGTTCGGCAACCTCGGGTTCAATTGTTACGGTCTTTTCTGGGTCATGTTTTGGGTACATAAGCTTCAAATCAACTTGGTTAATCGGTTTCGGTGGGGTTTTGGTTTGGACACAATGCCAAAACTCTTTAGCAGCATCGATAATCTTTGATTCAAGCTCAAAGTTACGAGTGTATTTGAACTCTCGATAATCATGACCACCAATTAGCACTGTTATATAGGCACAATCTGCGTCTGTTACCGCACAGTAATGGGCTACCTGGACAAGATAGGTCATCGGTATAACATCCGATCCATCCTCACCCCATTCATTGGCCATAAATTGATTTGAACATTTTATTTCGTGTACCGCATTTAGCTCAGGGATAAATCCATCTAAGTTACCACGTAAGAAATCATTGAATGGATGGACTTGTGCTTCAAGGTCATATGTAATCAAGTCACATAGTGGAGCATATTTAGCGTCTTCTATAGGAGCTCTCAGCTTAAATCCGTGCTTTTCAGCAAACTTAATACGAATCATGGGCTCTATTCTGTGTCCCCATTCCTGTAATTCAGTCTCTTCATAAGTAGATTCAGCTTCGCCTATTTTTTCAAGATATAATTGATATGGTGTTTTGTAACTTGATAGACCTAGAATGATAGGCATATCGCTGCCACCTATGCCTAATTGACGCTCTTGGCGTTGTTGTTCTGTAATCATAATATATGCTCTCTCTGGTTAAATTTTTTATCTATGGTTAAAAAAACTAATTCCTTGTTCATACTACTATCCTTAATTGCCTTCCTGGCATATCAAGCATTTCTGCTTGACACATAATGCCTAATTGGCTATAGTTTGTCAATAGAAATATACAAAAATACGGGTTTGTTATGAAATTTAGTGAAGTAATGGCATACTATGATTATAAG